TTAATATCACTTGTTACAATGCCACAAACAAAACACACAACACTTTGATGGTAAGCGAGTCCAGGACATAGATCTTATCGACCCGTAGAAGTTATATGCCTATCTAAGGAAATGATTGTACACGTGAAAAGAACACGAATTCTTCAGTACTATGTGAGATTGTTTGTGAATATATATATTTACAATAAAATTAAATAATTCGTTTGAACTCAAAATTTGAGCAGTGAATTTACAATTGGAGCATTAGATCCGTAAGAATCTGGGGCTGCGGATGAGATGTATGTGCCATCTGCCTTATATAGACAATTGACAAACATCCCAGGCACATTATAGAGAGTTCCAAATCGAGCATCATCGCCAATAGACATGAAAACTTTAAACTTATAAGACGTGGCTTTGTCCAACGTATCTGTGTATATGACTATACTACCTAGATCAGAGATTTCGCTATCTCTCTCATAATTTTCGCTTCCGGGTCCATTAGGCGCAATAATCGATAGAAACCTGCTAGAATATGGAATTGTAAATTCTGCTGTTCTATTTATTGAACTCAAATGAGTTATTGGAAGTCGTGTATTATAAGGAACTTGTAGTGCTGAGCGGTTATTCAAATCGGTTGGAGCCGAAGCGAAATTATACAACTGATTGGCGACTGTATCGCTTCTACTAAGAGTTCTATTAATACACGGAGGGAAATAAAAAATATCAAAACCATGGCTTGGCACAACACCTGTGTCATCCAACATAATCTTAAAATTGAGGGACCCTTTGAATTGCCTAAATAAAAGGGTATACCAATGCCATAAAGATTGCACTGGTGGAGATTTCAATGAAGATGCTGTTGGAGGCACTGTAACAGGTATAATTCCGAAGAAAGTCTGGGTTATATCCATTATAGTGAAGGCACCTTGCTGGTCATTTTCAGCAGCTGACAAAACAACTGGTGAAAACATGTGATATTTCTTAAGGACGTCTCTAAATGAGAAAACACTCTTCTGCGCGACGTCTTGACGCGGTTGAGTGTGTGTATTTGGGGCCACCAATTGCTCTTGAGACATATCCATATCGGACATGGGAGTAATTAATGGTTGAGATG